TGAATCGGAACTACCGGGTAAGCCGATTTACTGGCAGGGCATCCGATACGATCTCTGGCCATGCCAGATTGAGGATATCGAAGCCAACGGCGACGGAACGCCGGTATCGCCAAAATTATCCGTTGGGAATCTGGACGGTTCGATCTCCGCGCTGTGCCACCTTTTTCAGGATATGAAGCAGGCAAAGGTCACCATCCACCGAACGTATGCGCATTACCTCGATGCCAGTAATTTCCCGGACGGGAACTCACAGGCCGATCCGACTGCCGAGCAGCTGGAGGTGTTTTACATCGACAGCAAAACTGCAGATAACGAAACGGACGTTCAGTTCAAGTTGAGCTCGCCTGTTGACGTGACCGGGCAGAAGGTTCCGGCCAGACAAATGACCAGCCGTTGCGCCTGGTGCCTGCAGGGCCAGTATCGGGGTGCGGACTGCGGTTACACCGGCACGAAGTATTTCGACAAGTTCGGCAACCCGGTTGATAACCCTGCAGATGATGTCTGCTCCGGAACGGTCGCAGGCTGCAAGCTGCGCTGGGGGGAAGATGAGCAGCTGCCGTTTGGAGGCTTTCCGGCGATTGCGATCACGAGGATTTAATCATGCTGAGCCAGCGACTTATTAGCGCCATTGAAAAACATGCTGCTGAAGCCTATCCCAATGAATGCTGTGGCCTGATTATTCGCGCCACGCGCCAGCGCCGGTACATCCCCTGCAGTAATTCACACGAAAATCCCTCTGAGCACTTCATGATATCTGCGCAGGCCTGGGCTGATGCTGAGGATTTGGGGGAGGTGCTGGCCATCGTTCATTCACATCCGGATGCGGGGCCGCACGCTTCCTCCGACGACCTGAAGTCGTGCCACGACTCCGGATTGCCCTGGGTGATTATGTCGTGGCCAGGCGGTGAGTACACGGTGACAACACCGGCAGATACACCACCGATTCTCAAGCGGCCCTTTATACACGGCAGCTGGGATTGCTACGGGCTCATCCGGGACTGGTATCAGCAGGAGTGGGGCATCGAATTGCCTGATTTTCACCGTGGCGACAACTGGTGGACGCGCGGCGAAAACCTTTACGTAAAACACTATGCCGAAGCGGGATTTTATTCTCATGCCGACGAGCTGCAGATGGGGGATGTGATCCTGATGCAGTACAAGGCAGAAGAAATCAACCATGCAGGCATCTATCTGGGCGACGGGAAAATGCTGCACCACATGTACGGCAAGCTGAGCGAAGTTGTTCCCTACGGCGGCATGTGGCGCGAGAGAACAATGTTGACACTGAGGTACCAGAATGGCGATGAACACAGTTGAGAAAATCGTGCTTGTGCGGCTCTATGGCAAGCTCGGCACTTTATTTGGACGTGAGCACCGCCTTTCCGTTTCCTCGGTGCGGGAGGCTATCAGGGCGCTTTGTATCATGCTCCCCGGCTTTGAGCGCTGGCTCGATACGAGTGAAGGACGCGGCGTGACCTACAGCGTGTTTAACGGCTCCCGCAACGTGACTGCAGAAGAGCTGCGCCTGAACGGTGTGCATGACGTTATCAGGATTGCGCCGGTCATTATCGGCAGTAAAAAGGCAGGGGTGTTCCAGACCATCTTCGGTGCGGTGCTTGTAGCGGTGGGTTTTGCGCTGAGCTTTACGCCAGTTGCAGTGGCCTCGCCGTTCCTCTACAAAATGGGGGCGGCAATGGCGCTTGGGGGCGTTGTCCAGATACTCACGCCCAGCGGCACACAGGGCATGACGATGGACTCCGGTGACACCCGGAAAAGCTATTCGTTTGGCTCCCCAATCAACCAGTCTGCAGCGGGAAATGGCGTCAATCTTCTCTTCGGTAAGCGTCTTGTCGCCGGTGTTCTTATCAGCGGCGGCATCTATGCAGAAGAACAGCAATAACGCTTATCTCGCGACATGTTTAATTTTCCCGCTCAGGCGGGATTTTTTTTGCCCGGAGTTTGCATATGGCAGTAATCAGGGGTTCGAAAGGGGGCGGTGGCGGCGGTGATAAAGGCGGCAATCGCGGTACCGAGATCGCCTCCGTAGCGTACATGAAAATTCTGCTGGCGCTGACCGAGGGGGAAGCTGCAGGAGACTTTACCGGTAAAGATATTTATCTCGATGGCACACCACTGCTTGATGATGCTGGCAATGAAAACTTTCCTGGCGTGACGTGGGAGTGGCGCAGCGGCACCGTGGATCAGGATTATATTGCTGGTTTCCCGGCAGTAGAGAATGAAATCAGCGTTGGCACGGAGCTGAAATACGGGACGCCGTGGGTTAAATCCATTAACAACACCCAGCTTTCTGCAGTACGCCTGCGGCTTAAATTTCCGAACGGGGTTTATAAACTGCGCGACAGCGGCGGGAAAGATGGCTACCGGATAGCGTTCGCTATCGATATTTCAACCGATGGCGGTTCCTACGTTGAATACGGCACGGATGAGGCGGACGGCATTGCCGCAGCCGGGTATGAACGGAGCTATCGAATTGACCTGCCGGCAGCGACATCCGGCTGGCAAATCCGCGTCCGACGCCTGACGGAAAATACCACTGATGGGCGGCATGCGGATACTTCGCGCATTGAATCAATGACCGATATTGTCGATGCCAAGCTGCGCTATCCGCACACGTCGCTGCTGTTCATCCAGTTTGATTCGAAGCTGTTTGACGGCAGAACGCCAAACGTCACCGTGGAAATGAAGGGGATAATCGTTCGCGTACCAGCGAACTACGATCCTGTTACCCGCACCTACAGCGGCACCTGGGACGGAACCTTTAAGTGGGCATGGACAAACAACCCCGCCTGGATTTTTTACGATCTGGTGCTGAACAAACGATACGGTCTGGGAAAACGGATCACCGCAGATTTAGTCGATAAATGGACCCTGTACCAGATTGCACAGTACTGCGATGCGCAGGTTTCGGACGGAGCAGGCGGGAAAGAGGCGCGATACCTCTGCGATTTGTACATTTCCCAGCGTACCGATGCATGGACCGTGCTGATGGATTTGGCGAACATCTTCAGGGGGATGATCAGCTGGTCCAACAATCTTCTGTCCGTTGACGCCGATATGCCCCGCGAGCTGGACCCCGATTTTGTGTTCAACAAGTCGAATATCGTGGGCGCGTTTAACTTCTCCAGCACATCGGAAAAGACGAACTACTCGTCAGCAATCGTCACCTACAGCAACCCGGCCAACGGCTATCAGGACGATCAGGCCAGCGCCTGGGTGCCGGAAGTCTCTAACCGGTTCGGCTTTAACACCATAGAGCTGTCCCGCATCGGGTGTACGCGGGAATCGGAAGCGCAGCGGCACGGGCTTTACGCTATTGAAACCAACCGCGATGACAATGGCGTGGAGTTTAAAACAGGGATGGAAGGGCGCATCCCGCGTATAGGCAAGGTGATCGGCCTCAATAACGCCCCGCTGGCCGGTCGCGAGAACGGCGGTCGCGTAGCCGCAGCTTCCGGAACGAAAGTCACGCTTGACCGTATTACGACTGCGAAAGCGGGGGACACGCTTATCGTTAACCTTCCCACCGGCAAATCCGAAGGCAGGAAGGTGAAAAGCGTCTCCGGACGCGCAGTGACCGTTGAGACAGCGTACAGCGTTACCCCAAATGCTGAATCAGCCTGGGTGCTTGACCAGCCTGATTTAGCCATTCAGCTATTCCGCGTTAAGCGGATTATGGTTAATTCGGATAACACGGTCACCATTAACGGCCTGTCTTACAATCCGAACAAGTTTCCGCGCGTTGATGATGGTGCGGTGATTGAAGACAGGCCCGTTAGCGTAGTGCCGCCACGCGGACAGGGAATGCCGGAAAATATCACGCTCTCAAGCGTGTACCGCGTTGAACAGGGGATAGGCATCACCACGATGGTTGTTACGTGGGATACCGTCAAAAATGCCGTTGCCTATGAGGCGCAGTGGCGTCAGAACAACGGCGACTGGATTAACGTTCCGCGCACCGGTAACACGCGCTTTGAGGTCGACGGAATTTACTCCGGGCGCTACGTGGTCCGAATCCGCGCGGTTAACGCGCTCGATATCGCATCCCTCTGGGCAACGTCAGCTGAGACGGAGCTTACGGGTAAGGTCGGAAAACCACCCATGCCCGTGAACCTCGCCACGCAGCCGTTGGTGTTTGGGATCGGCATTTTCTGGGGATTTCCGTCCGGGGCGCAGGACACGCAGAAGACAGAAATCCACTACAGCACCACGGCGAACGGTGATTCTCCGTTACTGCTGGCAGACGTGCCTTATCCCTCATCGACCTACCAGCAAATGGGGCTGCTTGCCGGAAAAACATTCTGGTACCGGGCAAGGCTCGTTGATCGCCTGGGCAATCAGAGCGACTGGACCGAGTGGGTATTTGGTCAGTCGAGCACGGACGTATCTGATATCACAGATTCCATTCTCAAGGAGATGGAGGAAACAGGTCTACTGAAGGATGTGGTTGAGAATGCCGTCGACAGCAATGAAAAAATTGCTGGCATGGTTAATGACATCAAACAGGCCAACGATGAACTGGAGCTGCAGGCGAAGGATATCGCCCAAAACGCCCAGAACATTGGGAAGGTACAGACCAGCGTTAATGAGCTTTCCAGCACGGTCGGGGATGTTTCGTCTTCACTCAGTCAGCTTGAGCAAACGGTGGCAACAGAAGATGCTGCCCTGGGCCAGCGAATCGACAGCATCAGCGTGTCTATGGACGGCATGACGGGTGGGGTGAAAAACTCGGCTATCGCCATTATCCAGGGCAACCTGGCTCAGGTGGCCACGCGTAAGTCGTTGACGGCTTCAGTCGCGGGGAACAGCGCGCAGCTGGATCGTATTGATGAGGTAATCGTTAACGAGAAAGAGGCAACGGCGCGCTCTTTGCTGAGCCTGCAGACGGACGTTAACGGTAATAAAGCTTCCATCAACAGCCTGAATCAGACGTTCTCGGATTACCATCAGGCTATGGCCACGCAGGTAAACAGCATTACTGCGACCGTTAATGGCCACACTTCGGCAATCACCACCAACGCGCAGGCCATTGCCAACGTGAACGGCGACCTGAAGGCGATGTATAGCATCAAGGTCGGGTTATCCAGCAACGGTCAGTATTACGCGGCGGGGATGGGGATCGGCGTGGAGAATACGCCATCCGGGATGCAGTCACAGGTTATCTTCCTGGCTGACCGCTTCGCGGTAACGCACCAGGCAGGAGCTACCGTTACGCTTCCGTTCGTTATTCAGAACGGGCAGGTAATTATCAGAGATACGGTAATAGGCGATGCCACTATCACGCGAGCGAAACTGGCTGAAACAATCAGCTCGGTTAACTACGTTCCGAACCAGGCTGGCCTGTCCATAAACTTTAGAACGGGCACGCTTGAGAACTACGGTTCGACAGTTGGCGAGGGGGCCATGAAACAGACTAACCAGACAATCAGTGTACGGGACTCCAACAATGTGTTGAGGGTGCAGATCGGGAGAATCACTGGTACATGGTGACGGTAGGCCTCTTGCGGGGCCTTTTTTTTCAGGAGATACGATGGCGGATTTCGGTGTTCAAACATGGGACGCATCAGGCAAGGTTAACAACTATGGAATTAAGCCAGTCAGCGTTTGCGGCTATCTGCAGCTGGCCGTTAACCAGAAAACTGGCTCTTATTCCGTTGCCCTGCCACCGGGTTGCAAACTGACCTACTTTCAGGCCATGAATGATGATAAGTGGGGAACAGGAAGAAGGAAGATAACCATCTCCGGCGGTACTGCAACGGTTTCCTCTGTGGGGGATACCGACTACTCAGCAGGGACTGAACCCGCTGTTGCAGCTTTTCTCATTTTCCAGATCGAGAGGGCATAAATGGCGCAATACGGCGGTTTACTGACGACGACGAGCGGTGAGGTGTGGGTTACCGCCAACAGCTCGCCAATTGCATTACAGGCGCGAAAGACAGCGGCACTGCAGGGAACATCGGGTTTTAATACCAAGGTGACGCACACCTTTCCCTCAGGTCAGCCCGTTGTGGCCTTCGTTCATTGCACGGTTGAGGTGGAAATCACTCAGACGGTAAGCGGAAACACCATCACGATTGATTTTCTCAGACCTAATGCAACCGGCACAGCGTACGTTTATTTTTTCTCTATTTTCCCTCAGACAAAGCCAGATTACGGGATGGCCGTGTGGGATGCATCGGGGACGCTGATTTTAACCCACGAGACGCGCACGCTCGGCGATGTCATTACCATAGGCACTGCCGGAGTGGATGCCAGCTCAGGCTACAACATCAACACAACCCGGGCGGGGAAGTGGGCCTGCATGCCTGTTATGCTCGGCCTGATTACCGGGGTTATATCAGCCGGTGGCCAGCCGCAGCCTTACTCGGCAATATACAAGAGCATGGCGAAACTTGAGGGGAGCAATACGCGGATATTTGCCAGACCACAGACAACCCCCACCGGGAGCCTGCAAAACGTCGCGTACTCAAACATGAGAAACGTCATCATGGCCATTAACTGCGCCAACTATGATTGATCGTTTTCAACGATCGATTTTGGATAATTGATCTACCAAATCAATTATATCCCATTGATTCATATTGTTATTGTGTAACCTTGTGAATGCCCTGGGATATAACCACTATGAAAAACATGATTCTTTGCCTGGCGGTGGCGGTTTTGCTCTCCGGTTGCGCTGGCGTTATTCAGAAACAGCAACCTGTGTGTTCCGGAACTGCCCTTATCGGCGGGCAGGAAAGCAGCGTCCAGATTTACGGAGTACGTAAACAAAACAATCAGACTCAGTACCGCGCCGGTTATCCCTTTAACTGGACCTGGGTTAGTGCCAACACGTTCACCAGCACCACCTGCCAATAATTCATTCTGTTTCAAAACAAACCTCGCTACGGCGGGGTTTTTTATTGCCTGGAGAAAATATGCTTTATAACACTGGCACCATCGCCGTTAACGGAAACACCGCAACCGGCACCGGCACAAACTGGACTGCACCCGCCAGCCAGGTTCGCGCTGGCCAGACAATTATCGTTATGTCCAACCCGGTGCAGATGTTTCAGATTTCATCCGTGAACAGCGCCACGTCAATGACGGTAACGCCTGCTGCATCACCGGCGCTCAGTGGCCAGAAGTACGGCATTCTGGTATCAGACAATATCTCGGTCGACGGGCTGGCGCAGGCCATGTCTCAGCTCATCAAAGAGTATGACGAGAATATCGGCGCATGGGAGACGTTCGCTACTACCTCAGCAAATCAGAGCATCACGGTAACCATAAACGGCACCCCCATGACTATCCCCGGCATCGGTAAGCTGGCACAGAAAGGGACCAACGGTGCTCTCCCGATTGACCAGGGCGGGACTGGTGCAACGAATGCTGCAGACGTTCGCACAAACCTTGGTTTAGGAAACAGCTCTACCAGAGATGTGGGAACAACTGCCGGAACAGTAGCCGCTGGCAACGACAGCAGGCTTTCCACAGTGGACGGAATGACAGGCGGGAAAATCAGTTCATCGGTATTCGTGAATGCTGGTTCTTCAGTCGGCGTCGGCTCACGCACAACGACAGAAGATAACTCCGCATATCTGCTGGCGGTGTCGGGCAGCTCTCCGAGTGGCCAGTATGTCAATTTCAATCATTATTCCTGGTATGCAGGATATGTAAGAACGGGTATTCGCCGGGGGGGAAGCCAGGACATTAACCGTTACTCAATTTCGATGGCAGTTAATGATTCTGGGGGAACTACGCGGGAATGGGCATTCAACGCCGATGGTACTGCAAATGGTTCGGGTGCATGGACTACAGGTTCAGACGAACGCCATAAATTCGATCTTGAGGAAATCAGCGGTGCGCTGGATAAAATTGCCGGGTTACGCTGTGTGACATATTCAAAATGGGATAGCGAAGTGCGCCATGTCGGTCTGATAGCGCAGGATGTTGGTACAATTTGCCCGGAGGCTATAACCATTTCTACTGAACCTGTTCGTTTCTCAGGGGAGCGTGAGATAGATGATTTTCAATTCCTTGATATAAGTGGTTTCACTGCGGCTTATGCTTTTCAGGCGATAAAAGAACTACATGAACGAATTAAATATATTGAGCGGACTTTATCTCAATAAAGTCATGAGTTCTAAAATAATATAATGTTATTTGGATTGTCTGCTTTTATCTCATATTGGTATGTTGAGTGCGAAGGTTGGGGAAACCTTCGAAAAAGTTTAAATAATCTTAGTTACTCAAAGGTCTCCGTGATTTTTTCAAAGCTTACATCCATTGATTTTAATTCATTAATAATCTTGGTGGTTGGCATTATTTGTACAATGTCTTCTATGTCATGCTGCGCTACATTCATTATGTCACAGATTTTAAACGTTACATTTTTCAATTCTGATAATGTTTTGCTAAGGTCTTTAACGCCACAAAAATTGATAGCAGTTTTTTGATTGTG